GCTATGCTCAACGCTCGTTACTACCCTCCTTCATTACAGTAGCCTCATCAAACTATCGTAGGTCTTGTCCATACTGTTTTCAGACACATCGAGCTCAACGTCGCTACCCATCTTCTGGAACATACCGTGACGCTGAGATAGCGGCACAATCTCTTCCGGATCCCAGCCTTCACAGACATACCTGGTGGTTAGCTTGCCATCACGTTTGAAAGACCTTCGCTCATACCCGATTATCTTCGCTGCGTGAGCAATAGCCTTCTTGCCTAGCGCGGTGTAACTGCGCTCGTCGCACCAGTTCTGGTAGTCGCGAGTCAGGTCGGCGAAGTTGGTGAAGCCCCAGATGTCGGTAGACAGTAGCTCTTCGAAGTATGTTTCAGCGGTGTTGACCTCTTCGTCGTAGTCTTCCTTCGCTTTGAGTGTTTGCTCGCTGAACCTATAATCGTAACCGTTTTTCTTGATAATAACAGTGGTGTCAAGTAGCTCTCCTAGCAGGTCTGACAGGAAATTCTTTTTAGTAAACAGCTTCTCATCGAAGGTACTATCTTGAGGGAACGACGCCTTGAACGGGATCGTAAACGTGCGGCGTCGGACACCCTGAGTTTTGTCAGCGAAGGTCGGGATATTATTAGCGTTGAATATAGTGTGGACGTTGCCATCGACCGGTGTACCGTCTTGGCTGTTGAATTTGTGGACGTTGAATGTGCTGTGTTCAGCTAGGTTTTTGTAGCCACCGGTGTCCTTCACGTGACCGTCATTAGATTCAAGACAGACGTTGCCAAGCTTCCCGTTGATCATTGGTGTGTCGCGCTCATCTTCGATCTGCTTGACCGTTAGCTGGCTAAACCATCGACTATGGCTGAACGGTGCTTCTGCGCCGAATATAGCGTATAAAGCCTTTAGTGTAGTTGACTTGCCGTTTGCTCCGTTACCGAGGAACCAGAACACCCCGAATGGCTTTTTAGCCATAAATATAGGCGCTATTGCCTTGATAATATCGTCAGCGAGTTCCTTGTCCCCCCGGGTGACTTCTTCGAGCCACTTGCGGTGAGATCTGCCGTGTGTCGGGTTGACTGCGGTAGTGTAGATACAGTCTTCGTGAGACACTGAGTTGTTGAACTCTAGTTTTTTCATATCCCAGACACGACCATCAGGTAAACCAATGTACTGTGCGTATTTAGTTAGATCATCGGAGCTAGTAAAAAATAGATGTTGCAAGTCTTTGATCTGAGTTTGGCGAATCCCGCCTCCGTGTACTGAATAGCACATACGGGCGAACTCGTCGTGGGAGAGTGGCTCCCAGCCGTCATCTGAGCGGTAGAGGACTGCTCCTCGGAAGCGGACTATACGATACTTTTGTGACACCTTAATAGCTTGTGACTGCTTCAACGTCATCTTTTGCTCAGTGTTGGATTTAACCAGTTCTTCGTTCTTAGCCATAGATACCCTCTATTTTCCCACTACTTTTGATGATTTACTAGCCCCCTGTACTCAGCGGTTATGGGGTATTAATCCCATCATACCAATATACGTCTGGTCATTTCTAACCGCTGAGTACAGGGTTCGAGCGTGTGGTGTGAGGCGGGTAAGGGTGGGCATCACCTACCCCACACCACACGCTCGAGCTGTTTTTACTTTTCGTCGCGCTTGTCGAAATATTCTTTGAGCGCGAGTCGGATAATCTTGCTCTGATCCATCTCTGGGTCAGACTCGACTTCCTGAATTAGCCGGTTGTAAAGTGCCATATCGCCGCCTCTTGAGAGGTTTACTCCGACGAATCCAACATCTTTACTGCGTACTCGTTTGGTCTTCTCAGCCATATTCATCTCCTATAGATCATCAAAAGCAGCAAAAGCTTCTTTGAGTTCTTCGTCCTCTTCGCCCTCAAGCTCGGTGCCTTCAACGTCAGCAGCTTTATCAGCGCGGTCGTCAGCGTTCGGGTCTTCGTAGGCGTAGTGCCAGAGATCTACATAGTTAGTTGTTTTATATTTACCCTGTGGGTCGGCGAAAGCAAAAGCTTCTTGGTTGATCAGCTTTTCGTTGATGAGATTGGCTGCCACGTCGCGAGCAGTCGTAGGGTCATCAATTTGTTCAAATAGCTTCTTCCCAAGTGCGCGAACTGCGTCCTTTTTGTCTTCACCAGACTTGTGGACAAGTAGCCCGAGTACCTTAGTGACTGACATACGGGCGCCACCTTCGGTGTGGAAGTATAATGTCGCTTCAGCCACATTAGTATGGTCTTTGTCTTCAGGTTTTACTACTGAAACCACAATTACTTCAGCTTTTGGATCTTTAGCGGTCTTCTTCTGCTGAGGTTCAGCTAGTAGAATTTGAACTTTGTGGGTGCCGTACTCAAAACCTTTGCTAGCACCCTTATACGGCTCGCCAACATTTTTCAGTACATCATCAAACATTCCCATCATTTATCTCCCTTATAATATTTATTAATCTTATCATTGACGATCTTCAAGTCGTTATCGACTGTCGATTTATCAAACATATCCATTGGGCTTTTTACGCCGCTTCCATCAGTTTTGACCTTGAAAACGAACTCGTCAAGCTCTACTGTGGACTCGAAGACTATATTAGTCCAGCCTTCAGGGTTGTTGTTTTTACGCGTGTTTTGACCGAGTGTCTTCAACGCCTTCATAGTCGAGTCTGGATCTTCCAGGTGACCGAATAAGTAGAAGTTTTGATCGGTGTCTTTGTTCAGGATCGATTGGACGATACGATAGAAGTCTTTTGATATTTTATCGTAGGTGTCCCACTTGTCGGTCTTGTCTGAAGCGCCGAACACTTCTTTAGTGAACAAGTAATTCACATCATCGATAACGACGATCGGTTTCTTGCTCGCTATAACCATCTGGCTGACTTCAGCCATTGTCTTGACTGGCACCGGCTTGATGGTAGTACGGAACGGTAGCTCCTTACCGGTAACTGTGATGTAACTAACATCTTCTTTTTCCAAATTACGCAAGCTTGATGACTTGCCCGTACCCGGGTTACCGAGTACAAATATTAACCTCGCCATTAGTAGCTCCTATCCTCTTCTTCGTTGTATTCAATCCGGTATTCGTCGTTGCCAAGCTCAACAAGCGGTGTTGACGCGCTCAGGTGGACGATACTGTCCTTCTCGCCTTCGACGCTACACACTGAGTACATACCGTCGAGGTGGTGGAACCGAAGAGTCAACTCTTTGTCGGAATCATCAAGTTCGCTTTTGAACCCGTGTATCTTGATCCCACCTTCTATATTCTGTGGCAGATTGTACAGTTTGATGTGGTGCGGCGCGTTCATTATTTAGCAACCTTGAACTTCTTGATGATGTAGTTCGTGCGAGACTCAGCTACGCCGTCGGGCAGATCGCCGGTCAATGTCGCTTGAGCTTTTACCTTATCAGTGTCGAGCGCATACTTCTTGAACTCGTCACCAACTAGGTCGAGATCTTCAGCTTTGAAGCTAACTCGCTCGGCTAGAGTGATGAAACCTTCGATACCCGAAGCTGGATCAAACTCAATTTTCTCTATGCTGTTGTCGATCATAGCTTGCTTGATCAGTTCGGCAGCTGCTTTCGATTCCTTCTCAAGTGCTTTGTATTCGGCTTCTTTTTTAACAAACTTTTGGAGGACTGCGATAGCTCTCTTAGTGTCTGGGTTTTTAATAACTGCGTTGGTTTGGTTTGTGGTCATATGACCTCCTTGTGGTTATTTTACTCGCACTATTATTTTGGTTTCGACTGATTCGTCGATAACTGGTATATGTATTGGCATCAGATCACCCTCCTTTCATTGCCAGCGTTCCATTTTGCTTGACTACCTTAGTTTATCAAGGATATTAAAGAGTGTCAATACTATTTTTTGCCCTATATTTCACCTGCGGCTAAAGCACAGAATATCAGAAATAACAGTATTAAGAACTCCATTATAGATTAACCTTTTCTTCCATCTCGAGGTTGTCCGGATCAATGACGTAAAAACGCCCCTGGTCGGTCAACACCGCAATATTATATTTGATCTTCTCGCTGCGCCAGAACTGCCATCTTGGTGGCTTCAGCCCCTCAACCCGGTATGGCTGGATGTTGATCACTTTTTGGTCGTCGGGCAGTTGGATTGATGGTCTCATCGCTTTAACTCCTTATCATACTTAGCTATCTGCTGGTTCATCTCTAGTGATTGATGGTTCATACCTACTAAGTATAAACCATCTAGCGATCGAACGCGACTAAGCGCGACATATCCCATTCCCGGCTCGCCGGTGAGGAATATATTGGATCCGCTCATCATTTTTTCGATTGCTTCAGCTTGTGTCATGCTCCTTCGCTCCTTTTCTGCGTCCGTGACGCTGGTTTTTTCTGGTGAAATTTACTCTTCTCCGCTTGGAATTGTTCTCGGCTGGACTTGGCTGTTTTGAAATTAAGCATACGTGCCATCTCGCCGGTAATAGTTAGTTGATCGATACTGCTCATGATATAGGCGTGGCGCCAGCGTCCGTTCCAGTGAATATAGGCTCGCATCTCGCCGTTTACGATTCGACGTACTGCCATTATTTCAACTCGGTTAGATTGTATTTAGCTGCTTGAGTGAATACGCCGTCTTCCAACCATTCGTCTTCGCTGTACTGATGTGCCCATTTGCTGCCAAAATTCTTCCACATCTCTTTACGAGTGCCGAGCGTCGTACCGGTCAGAACGACATATTTCTTTTTCAATAGTGTTTGCTTTTGCATGAATGTAAAATAGTATCTTGTCATCGTGCTACTCCAAAATAGTTAGTTATTATTATCGCTTTTGAATCACCCGGTGCATTACTTATCATTCCAGGCTTTTCGTCGTAGAACATCATTCTGCGTCCTTCCATAGTTTTTCGTTAAAGTCTCGCTTATCTCGCAAGCAATCCCATACTTTTTTATCGACAGATGTTTTGACATTGAATAGGTAGTACAGACATTTCTTGGTTTGACCGTTACGGTGTGACCGACCGATCGACTGCTCGAACTCGCCATAACTGTAGCTCGGGCTGAAGTAGATAGTAACATTCGCCCACTGAAGGTTTAAGCCGGTGCTGGCTGACTTGTAGTGTGAGACTAATACTATATTTGATATATCAGCGTCCGAAGCCGGCAGCGTGTCGTGCTGATCGCCGTCGTAGCGCAATATTGTCTTTCCTGACTTTTCCAGGGCTTTCAATATCGCTTTTCGCTCGCTGACATAATTGTAGAATACTAATATATTGTCTGAGGTGTCGTTGACGATCGAAACTAAGCTGTTTAGCCG